GTGCCTTAAAAGACCACCAAATGGCTTCTCGTGGCCAGAACACGGATGAGGGTAGTTCATGCGATACCCGCCCCTGCCAAGGAATCCCGCAACGGACGACCTTGGATGGGGTGCTCTCGACTGATCGAGGGGATCTCACGCGCCAACCACGGGCGGTAGAGGACAATGGGGGTAACGTCCCATTGGGCCCAGGTGAGAACCCGGAGAACGGGGGGTTAGCTAGAAGTTCTGATGTTGGAACTTCCGGAAGCTCTTTACCTAAAGCTTCTGCTTCAAAAAATTTGAAGGAATGGAGGGCCAAGGACTCGAAAGAAACTAAGTCCAGGCTTGCCACACAACAACAAGATTCCCATACTAGAAGAAAGCGCCGAGGAAAAGAAAAACGGAGCGAAGTGGATTCAGATGGGGATCAACAGGACGATGCTGGTTCTGATGGCCGCCGTGCCTTGAAACGGAAAGATCTTAGGACTGTTAAATTAACTGGGAAGCGCGTTGGCAATCGCGTGGAGTTGGAGTCCAGTTCTTCTTCTTCTAGTAATAGAAGGCCACCCCGTAAGGGGTTGAAGAAAGGTAAAACAGTTTACCAGAAGAAGAACAAGGATCTAACAGCTTCACTCCAAGACGGGATTGCTCAACAGCGGGCCCAGAAGGATGTTGATAAGGGGTCATCTGCTTATGTTAGAAGTTATCTTATGAGGAATGGAATGACTCCTTGGGGCAATGATGAGGAGGACATGGATCGCATGTTTGAACATCAGGCTGCTGTTGCCCAAGAGATTGATGATGAGGTTAAACGTTTAAAGGATGAATCCAATCTCAAGGAGACTAGGTTTAGGGCTGACCTAGCCACTACCCTTCAAGGTTTTAACTGTGAATGGGTTAGTGATGCCCCCGTTTGGAGGCCGTGGTGGATGTGGTGCGGGGCAGGTGTGTCATTGGTGTTGGCATACTTGTTTCGTGTTGCTCTGCTGCGTGCCTCCGTGCTGGTGCTGGTGATGCCAATCGCTATGCTTATAGACTTTACTTTGTCGAATGCATGGGCGTTTGGAGTTTCACTAGTGTCGGCATTTTTTTTGGGGGCATTAATTCTCTCACCCACACTTTTGATTTTGTGGTGGGCTTGGCAATCGTCGGTTGAAAACGGTTGCGTGTTGTTTGACAAACAAGGTCAGGGTGCATTCACCCACTCTTACAAGTTTAGGAGGATGGAAGCTTTGGCAAACGACCAGGAAGAAGATGAGAGACCAGAACATCATAGAAAAGCAGATTTGAAATATGCTGCGTTATATGCTACGTTTAAATATAAAGTTTGTGATATTTTGGGGAATACAAATTATCGTTCGCAACCTAAGGTTTGTTCAGTTGAACTTTTAATGCAGCTGGTTGCTGATGCTCGCACAATGGACTTACGGAATGATGAGTCGGTAACTCTCGACCGTATGAGTGCAGCTGCTGCGGCACATGCCAAAATAAATATATCTAGAAGGCGTGTATTGCAAGACGATATTATTGAAAATACCAAGGCTGTGGCCATGGGGGTGTGGCGTCGGAATCTTAGATCTAAGTTCGAGACGGGCACCAGCGATTGGTTGGGAAATTATTTGAATACCAATCGCCAGACGGGGCTTAGATTTGCCCCGTTGGATTTCTAGAGAGTGCACCACCTGCAGGGGAGCCAAGGGTGGTGTGCTATGGTTATGGGTTGGGTGAGGTTGTTCTGGATGATTTGCCAGAGCCTAAGGATTCTGCTAGAGTTACGTGTACAAGAGAGGTTGACACGGAGAAACGTGCGGCAGTTCAAATATCCATGGGTATGCATGTCAAAGGAGCAGCTTGTCCGAAATGTAATCTTAGCTGTCCGCTTACGGCCAAGGCTGGTGCACTAAAGCGCTACCTCTGTAAACCACCCCAGCGTAGTCCTGGGGTTCTGAAGGGTTTTAGGGAATTCGTACGTAATTATATTAGGCTACACTTTTCTCCGCTGTCCTCTACAGCGGATACCTCGGTTGCTACTTGGTTGGGAAAGACTAGTTACCCAGATTGGAGAAGACGTGAATTAACCGTCTGCTGGGATGCAGTTGGAAATATTTGGGATCCCGAGAGAAAGGGGGACTATTTCAAATGCATGTCATTTGTTAAGGATGAAACTTATGTTGTGTATAAACATGCCAGATGTATTAATTCTAGATCTGATGAGTTTAAGTGTGCGGTTGGGCCTATTTTTAAGCTTATAGAGGATGAGGTTTATAAGCACCCAGCGTTTATTAAACATGTTCCGGTCCCGGATAGGCCGGATTATATATACAACATGCTACACACCATAGGAGCGGTGTATGTAGTTACAGACTACACGGCCTTTGAGTCATTGTTTGATGGCGATTTAATGAGGTCGTGTGAGTTCGAGTTATACGATTATATGACAGCCGATTTGCCCGAGCACCAGCAGTTTATGGGTTTGGTGGATAGGGTTATCGGTGGGCGAAACATTTGTAGTTTTAAATGCTTTACTACGTCTGTTGATGCAACTAGAATGTCTGGGGAGATGTGCACTTCATTGGGCAATGGGTTTTCAAACCTGATGTTTATGCTTTACGCGTGTTACGTTAAAGGCTGTACCAATGTTAAGGGAGTGGTTGAAGGGGACGATGGTCTCTTTACCATGTGTGGTGTTCCCCCCACACAGGAAGATTTCGCGAGATTGGGTCTGCGGATCAAGCTTGAAGTACATGAGAAGCTTGAGACTGCGTCCTTTTGCGGTATGGTTTTCGATCTTGAAGACAGGAAGATTATCGCAGACCCAAGGAAAATTTTAGCCACTTTTGGCTGGACCAATCGCCAGTATAGCCGGCTGAGGGCAAGCCGAATGCGAAGACTCTTGCGGTGTAAATCTTTATCTTTAGCATATCAATACCCGGGTTGTCCTATTGTCGCTGAGCTAGCAAAGGCCGGACTTCGTGTCACGGTTGATGTTAGCTATGAAGCGGTGATACAGACAATTAATAAAGCACGTGGAATGTCTTCCTGGGAAAGGGAGGCGTTCCTGTCCATGATGTCCGACACCCGTAATGTGCCATTAGGTGTCGTTGGCCAAAATACCAGGTTGTTGGTTGAGAAACTCTACGGAATTACAGTAGAGCAGCAGCTCCAAATTGAGAACTATTTACAGGGGATAATTCAGATCCAGGTTCTCGATCATCCGACCATCAATGACATAATGCCCCAGGTCTGGAAAGACTACTACAGCAGTTATTCGTCTGTAGTGCCTAGGCTTGGGAAGTACTTGGACTATCCTGTTAGTGCGCGTTGGCCGTATTTGAAAGGCTTTCAGGTTAAGGGGTATTTTCCCCCAGGATGTGGGGAAAGGTGTGATGTCTTGACCAAGGACGACATTGGGTAATAATGCCCCTAGTTAAGGTGATATACTAGTAAGATAGCGACCCTCCC